GAGAAGAGAAATATCTGATAACGCACATTTAGATACATGGAAATGTGAATTATTTTTTAGTGAATGGTATGATGAAAAATATTTTAACAAACAATTAGGTATTGAAACAGAATTATATGTAGATTGTGCGTCAGAATTTTTGCAGAAACAATCAGAACATAAAAATAGATTTGGTTCAGTTTATAAATACAAAGATAAGAAAGGTAATGAAAGTTGGAAATGGAGAAAATCACAAAAAATTAAATCACCACAATTTACTCACTGCATACAAGAAGCTGTATATATAAAATCATTACCTAATTACAAACCACATTTAGTTTATGTAGATGAAGAAAACTACACCATATTTAATCAAGATAATTGTTATGAGTTAAGTCCAGCAGGACTAAAGTATTTCTTTAATAAATATATTCAGATTAATGTAAGAAGACAAGAAATGTTAAGAATGGCAGATGGGGATATAAAAAAATTAGCCATGATGATTGGGATTGATTGGTCTGAAATAAGAAATAGAGAAAATAACCCCATACTTAACACTATACAAGATGAAGACATACAAAAACTGGAGGAGTTTTATGATAGTCTGTGATGGTATATCGCCAGAGGATATAAAAAGAATTATAAACAGCAAAGTTCTTGAAGAAATGATCAAGGATAAAGCAAAGCAAGTTTATGATGAAGAAAAGAAAAAAGAACAAGAAGAAATCATTGGTAATGCAAAAGGAAAGGAAGGAACAATATGAAAAGTTTACAAGAAAAATTTAAAAGTATGTTGGTTGATTTGGAAAAAGAAAAACCAGTGCCACAGAAAGGAAAAAAATATTATACTGTAGCATCAAGACATAAAGTCTTTATAAAACATAGTAAAGATGACAGACCAACTATTAACACAGATATAATACCAGAATTATGTGATGACAAAAGAGTTGCTGTTAAATGTACTATTGATTGTGACGCAGGAAAATACACAGGTCTAGCAATGGAAGAATTTAGTTTTGGTTATGTTAATAAAACAAGTGCATTAGAAAATGCTGAGACTTCAGCTTTAGGTAGGGCTTTAGCTTCTTTTGGTTTGCATGGCAGTGAATTTTGTAGTGCTGATGAATTAACTAATGCAATACTAAACAAAGATAATAAGAAAAATGAAGAAGATCAATTATACAAAGCCACAGCAAAAGATGTTGGTATGACAAAAAAACAAATTTCTTTGGGTAATAGAATTGAAGCCATTGAGGTTCATCTATCATCTAAGAAACCAGATTTGACCACTGTTAAAAAATTAATAATGGAATTTAAATCTGACAATAAAAATGACTATGGGAATTTTATCAGAAGTGAGATTGGTAAAAGACTTGTAGCTTGTGAAAATAAACTAACAAAACTCAAAACAAATAGGAGATAAACATGGGTGATTTTGTATTAAAAGAAGGCACAGGATATATGAACAGGGATAATGAAAACCCTGATAAATTCTGGGGTTCATTTAAAGTAGATAGAGACTACAAAAAAGGTGAACAAATAAATTTAACAGAATACATCAATCGTAAAGATGATGGTAAAGAGGTTCATAAATTACAAGTTAGAAAGCCAAAAGTATAACTTGTAGTAGGGGTGCTGGGTCATTTTTTCCTCCCTATACGAATCGGTAAAAAAATCAGCACCCTTTATTATGAAAACTTTTTTCTTGTATTTGTTCTTTGCAACATCTGCAACAAGCTATGACTTTTACAAAATAAAAGTAAAAGACTTTACGACTTGTCAGGAAGCTTTAGAAACACATACAAGTATAACCTACGATCATGGGGTTATGTATAAAGGTAAAAGAATATTTATGTATTATTGTAAAACAAAGGATGGAAAATGGGCAAAGACGACAATATCAAATGGATTGATGTAGGAACTAAATTGACAAAAGAATTATTAAGAAGAAAACAAAAAGAATATGGAGACTTTGATAGCAATGCTTACATCATAGCAAAGTTTATTAAATCTGTATTAGAGGTTGTAAATAAAAAAAAACTAAAAGTACCTATAACAATCGTACCGCAACTTATGATTGTGTTAAAACTTACAAGAACTGTTAATGATGGCAGTCAATCTGTGCTTCACAAACCTGACACATTTGCAGATATTAAGGGTTATTGTGATCTATTAGATGATATGGTGAAGCAAATAGAGAAAGATGACAATGGGAAATAAAATATTTTATAGTCCAAAAATCAAACAAATTATTGATTTTATGATAGAATACCATAAAAAGGAACAAGCTTACCCTAGATTAATTGAGATTGGAGAAGCTTTAAATTTATCAAAACAAAGGATTGGTATTCTAATGAAAAATGCTGTTAAGCTTGGTTTGGTCAAAGAGATGGATGTGTTTATGAGAAAATACCATTTGACTAAATCTATCAAAAGTAGTAAATTTAAAGTCAATAATTACTATGAGTTGTAATAAGTTATCAACTTATGAAGTTGTAGTAGTTGTTAAAGAAAAATTCGCTAGTGTTGAGAACGCAGTGGATAACAAAGACGCAATAGGAGAACCTGTTGCTAAGATTGTTAGTAAGAGGTTCTTGAAGTCTAACATTAAGTTGGAGGATAAAGATGGACTACGATCCAAAGAAGATAAGGGAAGCTCAGGAAAGACTGGAGAGAGCAGTAAAGGTGATGCAAAAAGCTAAAGCTCTTGTTCAGAAAAAGAAAAGTCAGATTGCTACAATAAGTAATCAGATATTAACTGAGCAAAATAAACAGATTAGAATTTCAAGCTAGAAAGAAATTCTAAAGGTAAAAAGTAAAACTAGAAGAAAGGAAACCTATCGCTATGGCAAAGGCACAAATAGAAAAGGAAGTTGTAGTAAATAAACACATAGGAGCAAGAATAAGAAAAAGAAGAATTGAGTTGCAAATGACTCAATCTGAGCTTGGTTGTTTTTTACCCACTTCATTTCAACAAATACAAAAGTATGAGAAAGGCACTAATGGAGTATCATCAGCAAAGCTAATTTATTTAGCACAAGCTTTACAAGTTCCAATCACATATTTTTTTGAAGGGTTTGATATTGTAAAAGGTGTAAGTAATTTTAAATACAAAGATCACCCACCAGAACTGCATAGAGGTAATCAGATAAAGAACGCAAAGTATTATCCTGATCCACAATCAGTTGAAGATCAAGTCATCATAGAAAAGTTAGAAAAAATAATTTAATTAATGGAAGTTAGGGGTGTCCTAAGAATAAGGTACTACCCCTAACTCAAGGTATGTACCTAACTATATTAGTTTTCTGTCTTAGGTTCAACTTCTAATTGTCTCTCCTCATCATCCTTTTTCATACAAGCATAATGAGCAGGTATTCCACCCATAAACATTACAAAAGATTCATCAGAAACAATCATTTGATTGCAGTATTTACAAAGACCAACATTTCTAATAATGTTTCTTTTCCTGTTCCAAGTCTTTTTAGGTCTTCGCATAGTTCGGTCTTTTACCTTTTCTTGGTTTTCTTTCAGCTTGTTTTTTTCTTCTGACCGCAGCCGATAACTGTGATTTAGTCATTGATCTGACTTTGGCTATCGGTAAACATTTTGGATAATTTTTTCTTTTCTCACCTTTACTTCTACCACATGGAGGGTATGAACCATCTGATCTTCTATTGGCAACATCAACCCATTTTTGTTGTGTCCATTTTCGTAATGACATTATCTTCTCTTTTTAGTTTTTTTCTTTTTTCTAAATTTACCCTTACAATACTGTGAAGCCCACATATTGCTATATGCACTGGGATAAACCTTGAACTTTCTTTTTGCTGCGGCTTTACCTTCAGGACATAATTTTGCCATTACTGAAACTCCTTTAATATTTTTAATTTGTCTTCGGCATCAGCTATTTTAGAAACAAGTTTATCTAGTTCTTCTATATGCTGAGGATGTTCGCCAATGCCAACACTATTATTAAGATATATATGAACAGTTGCATCTGCTTGTGCGATTTCTGCTTCATACTTTTTTTCTAACGCATCTAATAATGCTTTCTTCATCCTCTATGTTTCTTTTGTACCATAAATGATGCAGTTTTTACAGCACCTTTGTGTGGTTTATAAGCACCTTTCATAAGCTTATAAGCATTACCTTTCTTCATCCAATGATAACCTTTAGGTGGTTTTACTGTTTTCTTCATACTTTTTTCTTTTTCTTTTTCTTGAGCATAGCAAAGTCTGCACCAGTTATTTTATCAAATGGTGGAGCCATTCTTGCTATCTTCATTTGTTTCTTACTATACTTTTTGTTTTTACCTTTTGGCATTTTATCTCCTTTGTTATTCCCTCCAACAACCCAGCTTATTCAGTAAGCTACACCTAGTTTTTTTTCTTTTTTTTGTTTTTTTTCTTTTTATTTTTTTTCTTCATTTTTTTGTGGTACATAGTTTCTCCTTTTTATTACCAGTTTTTACAGCTCCAGTACCTTGCACTGAAGACATCTTTAGCTGTAGCACATTTGTGCCTAGCTCTAAAGCTTTTTCTAGCTTTGGGGTTAGATTTTCGTATCTTCATGGAACTATCCCCATATCTAATTATCTTTTCTTTTCCACCCTTACAAGCTTTTACTACAAATTTTTTACCACCAGATATTTGTCTTCTAGGACTATTACACTTCATACTAGATTTATCTATCGCCATTCAATATATCCTTCACCTTTATTTTTTATTAAAGATTCTTTTCTGTTGTCAGATTTTTTGTAAGATACATGAATCCATCCAGAATCAGGAACACCAGAAATATAGTATTCACTTATAAGTTGATCAAAGTCAAAGTTATTTTTTATATGTGACGCAACTTCTCTGTTGTCAAATCCTGCTATTTCAAAATCAACAGCTTCACCTTTACAATGTTGTGAGTTTCTTGATGACTTGATTGCTTCTGAAAGTTCTGGACTACGAAATCCAGATGTTATTGTTATAGGTCTGGACTCATAATATTCTCTTAATGGTTCTAATATGTTCTCACATATCGCCTTTAAGTTTTCTATCTGTTCTTCATTGGGGGTGTTATCTATCCCCATTCTTGATGCTGTTGATGATTTAGTCATTTCTTCAAGACTAAAGTGTTTTGATAATTGTGTCATGCTGATCTCCTTATTTGTTCGTTTTCATCATAATAACATTTAAATTTTATTATAATTTCATGTTTTGATACTTCTTCCCTACCTAATTCTTTTGTTTTTTTTCCAGCTTCATCATATCCTGCTATAAGACATTCGTAAATACTATCATGGTAATTAAGGAGGTGTGGTTTCATACACTCTCCAGCAATTTGACTACACATAATCATTATCAAAGCTACCTTCATGGATGTTTTAACATTTGTTCGTTTGTTTCTTTTAATTCTTTCATATTTTTTTCTAATTCTTTAATTTTTTTATTAGCTTTTTCTAAATCCTCATTAGCATATTCTAACTTCTGTAAACATCTTTTATTAGCAGAGTCTTTGCTTTTGTTTTGATCTTCAAGTTCTTCAACTTGATTTTTGAGTATTCTTAATTGATCTTTATACTCATTAATAATCTCTCTACTTGTGTCAGACATAAGTTTTGATTTTATTTATTTTTTTTTGAAAGTAGATACACCTTTTATACCAAGTATTGTACTAAAAGCACCTACTACAAGAGCTTGATAGAACATTGGAAGATTAGAAAATTTATCAAAGAAAATATCTATCTTTGCCTGTATATCAGGATCGTCACTAAATACTGACCATGCTAAAAGCAACAAAGGGATTGAGATGAGGATAAGACAAAATTCATCTTTCCAATCTCCCTTATGTGAATCAATGACAGCTTTTTTAAATTCAACTTCACCATTAGCCATCTTCTCAGCTAACTTAAGTTCAGCAACTGACTCTAATTCTTTTGCTTTTCTTCTGTTGGCAGCAATAGACATACCTGTCTTGATGACACTTGGTACTAATTTAGCTGCAATATTCATCCACATATATTACTTATAAAAGTCTTTGAATAACCATTCAACATATTTTTTCCATAGTTTTTTAATAAAACGCATAATATTTTACTCCTTTTTTTATGGTTTATATAGGTCATAAGTTAATGCTC